CAAATCATTTTAAAACGAAAAATGATATCGCCTCGCCAATAACCAAATGTTTGATTAAGTAAACCAATGGGCGCAAAAGAAACTTCATCACCATTATTAACATTAGGTCCAACAACGTAATGACAACAATGTACAGGCACCGCAAGCAGAGTGACATTAGTCGCGTCACCAGTAGCCCAAATTGCAGCACCTATATAAGCTTCACGCTGGACCAAATTGCTCACGGCCAATTCGTCCACATCCCCTAAACCAACAGTTCTGGGATCTACGGACAATTCCGCCTTGGGATCCAAAGAAAGTGTGTCACCTGGCACAGAAATAGCTGAAGAAGCAAAACCGTGATATGGCGCTTGTCTAACTGGTTCAACATTAGCTATATTGGGAGGATTGGTCCAACCAAAAATGGAAGCAATTTTAGAAACAGCAGAAGCACCGAGTTGAGTTGCTTTAGCAAAAATTCCAATGCCAGGCACGGAAGTCAAAGGAGAGGCAACGGCTGCAACGGTCCCCGCTATAGAAGAAACAGGTCGTTTGGCATACTCATCAGCCGATTTGGCAGTGGCCGCTTTCCACATCTGGGGGGCCCGATCTATAATATCAGACATAAGACCCATTTGCAATGGCGCTTTGTGAGTAAGACCAGACAACTCAACTTTTTCAAACCACACGTATATCTGGATGTCCACCTCTTGACCGACTGAACCATTAGCCGTATCTAGAGGATCCACTTCCCACAATCGTAAGGTTCCCATAGCTCCTACTTCAGAAGCCTTGGTCAAATCAAGCCAATCGAGATCATAAAAGAAAGGGAAAACAATTTCCCCGCCCTGATTTGAAGCTGGCAAGATCCAAACGTGAGGAAATTGTGAATACTCACAAATTCTATTAGCTGTAATATTAGCAGCCGCACCCACATTGTATCCGTGATTAACAAGGGGTTCGTAAGCTGCTATCATAGCTCCATAATTAAATGGAGAAGAATTAACCATTAGTTTGATATGTATTTCACCCTGGAAGAACGAATAATTTTCAATCTTCCTCTTGATAGAAGGAGACTGGAAAAAGAAAGTCCAAACAGGTAAATTAAAGGACCCAAAAGGTGTGCCTTGTAACCAACTAACGGATTGCACTAAAGTAGGGCGGGACAAAAAATCGCTGAGTTGCCCAGTGTCTATTTTATCCATCTTAAAAGTTGGATCAGCCATAGAAGGCTGTGTACTCAAACTCTCTGACGCATTGTCAAATTGTGTAGTTTGAATCTGATGACCCATAGAGGCAATATGCTCAGTTTGAGGAACGCCACTATTCATTGGAACATCAATAGTTGATCCGTTTAAAGGGGAGGATTCTGACCCCATAGTAGAAGAAATTGTAGATGAACATTGTTTAGAGATGGCAGTGGTGTTCAAAACACTGCCAAATGTGTTGGAATTGATCATAGCCTTATTATTTAAAGACACCACACATGATCAGTAGGCCCATAAAGTAGCCTGTGTCTCTCATCGATAATTAACTGTCGCGTTCTCCTCGCCAACCCGAGTACTACGCCGCACTTAATCGACGAATGTTGTTTTGGTTTGTCTCCACGGGCACAACATTTAAAAGCCCAAGCTGAACGCCATAGCGCTAATGAAACGCGATTACATCCGCATTCTTAGTAGCGAATAAATCATCTGTTTCAAAAGGCTCAGACGCCACTTTATAACGCTCTAGCAGCTCACGCCAGGTCGGTAAGGGAGATTGGTTCTCTGCAAATTCGTAAAGCCCATTATCGAGCAGAACACTATGGAAAACCTTACGTCTATCCTCGAATATAGTTTGTCCATACCAAAAATATTCATCCATAGCTGAACGCACTGCACTCAACATGTGCTGCTCAGCAGTGAAAGCTTTAGAAGCAACACAACTAGTAAGCATTTTGCTAATAGAATCATGCTCAAGAGGTCCAACAACACTTTTCAAAATTTCATCGTAACGAAAGCTGCGTTTCAAAAACGTGACATCAGAAATTGAAACAAATGGCAAAGAGTGCTGCTCTTTATTGGGCATTGTGTATTCAACACCAATGGTTTGTAAAGCCTCTTGTACGCTCGTATGATTAAAGAATGAGGCACTTTCGTGCACACTCATTATATTATCATCACCATAAGTTACTAAAGAAACATGATCCTGAAAAGTGTCAACACTGTTCATAGGATTGAGTCGATAATAGGCATAACGCATGTATAACGAGTTAACGAGTGAATTTATAATAACCGTTAAAGGATGACCACTAGGATTAGTTCCATTAAAACGCACCAGATCTCCAAAGAAATCGGTGGTTGGAAAACATATATCTTGGGCTATACAATCAACGGCCAAGAGTTCTTCTGAGTTATAGTTTGCTCTTTTGCACATTTCACGCAATATGTCGAAAGCAGCTAGAGTAAAACTAGGTGACATCTTCTTATCAAATTTAGAGTAATCGCCAGCTACAATGCGAGAAGCACCAAACTTAGTGATTAATCTATATTTAATTTCCCACTCTTTACTCTGAGCTTGAACACCAACAGCAGTCTCAAACACAGCCGAATTTCTTTGAATAACACGTATAACCGGGAGCAAAAACTTGCGAACCACTATAGTGAAATCCATAGGCGCAGCACAAAAAACTCTAGTTTTAGCAGCTTTCCTCTTCTGCAGTGAAACAGGTTCATCTTTAAAGCTAGCGCTAAAAATTGGATGATACTGCTCACCACGCTGGTAACGCTCTAAAATAAGATTAACTCGAGAAGCTATTTCTTCCGTAACTTCGACTTTATCAGTCACATTACCAGCCTCATCTTTTGTAAACCTTAAGTGCTTCAACTTAGTTTCACGCCACGGAAAGCCCGCAGAGGTGCTGCGCTTCATAGCATCAATATAAGCTATACCGTCAACGCCATTGACACATGAGTCCATGTCCAAAGGTTTAATAAGACTTAACTCCTCAGGAGGCAAAACCCGGAAAATATCCGCCAAAAAACTTTTTTTGCACTTTTCCAAAACAGCGTAGTCAACATTCTCACTAGTTTGTATCATATGCTGTAAGGATTGATGCTTCGGCTCATATCCCTTCACAATAGGTGGATGCATTTTGTCAAGTATGGCAAACTCTCCGTGATCTCGAGTAGCCGCAACAAATTCGTCACACAGCAAAGTTTTAATGACATGGCTACGAGTCCCTTCCCGCCAGGGAATGGAACCAAAAACCTCCATACTACCTGTGCTCTGCAAGTACCCGAAAGGACTCTTAAAGTGTAGAGCAGTAACGGGTACATCGCCTGTTTTACTTGAAGTCATGAGAGGCACACTTGGTAAAATTCTTGATTGGGCAGGAAAATGGGAAAGTAATTTGTTAATTAATTGCCTATCAATTCTTCTAGATAGCAATCTATATCTATCACGTATCTCAGGGTGGTCAATGCAACCAACGTGA